ATGCAGGCAGCACTAACTGAGATCATCGCAGCCTGTGATATGTTCCTACAGAAGGCCAAGGTTGAACGTAAGCCACGTGCTAAAAAGGCTCCAAACAAGGAGAAGTTGGTTAGCAAGTTGAAGTTCAAGCCCAGCGATGATCGCTACAAGTTGGTTTCGATCAAGCCAGAGGAATGTCTACAGGCATTGGAACTTTGGGTGTTCAACACAAAGACTCGCAAGTTAGGCTGCTATGTTGCTAGCGATCTAGCAGCACTAAGTGTCAAAGGCACCACTATCATCAACTTCAACGAGAACAAGAGCATTGCCAAGACAGTGAGGAAGCCTGAGGAGTTCTTCCGTGATGTGAAGAGTCTACCAAAGACTAAGATGCGTAAAATGTATGAAGGTGTTAACAGTGTTGAAACTAAGATGAATGGACGCATCAATGCTGACATGATTTTGTTACGGTCCTACAACTAATAAATAGTAGATGTATAATACACACAACAAGGGGGACACTGTCCCCCATTTCATTATCTGGCAAGCCTTGATATGGGCTCGCTTTACACTAATAAGTCCATTCCTATTTTTACTCACTATAATGATATTATATACATTAGGATTTAGAGATTGGTTTCTATTCTTTGATACTCTTTTTGTAATGATGGGATTAACAATTATCGTTTGGTGGTTCTGGGTAGTTTACACGATCGCTTCTATCGCATATATGGTAGAAAAATCTAGTGGACGATTGAGAGATGTACTAACTGACATACAGAGCATGAAGGAAGAGATACAGAGTTTTGATAATCCATTTAAAAAATAACCTTGCTAAATCGCTCGATATATAGTAAAGTAAGTAATAGAGGACATTGACGCTCCAGCCCTCTTTAAATATTCTGTGCATCAAACTCGCTCATAAAAGGAGACAAGAGATGGCGAAATTTTATTCAACTAAGACTTATGGAACAGATCGTGGACTAAGTTGTTGCTTCAGGCAGTGGCGTGCTACACATAGTCACTGTTCTACGCTACATGGATATTCAATTGGTATTAAGCTAGTGTTTGAAAGCGAAACACTCGATGATCGCAATTGGGTGTTTGACTTCGGTGGGCTAAAGCAGTTCAAGGAATGGGCAGAAACTATGTTTGATCATACACTTGTGATTGCCGCAGATGATCCTCATCTTGAAACATTTATACAGCTATCTGAAATTGGATATGAAGGTGAAACTAGCGGAGTTCCACATGAGCGTGGAGCTGTCTGTGACTTACGCATCGTTCCGGACGTAGGTTGCGAAATGTTCGCTAAGATGTGCTACGATGCTATGACTAGCTTACTTGAACAGTATAAAGTCCAAGGCAGTCGTTATACAGTTGGAGAGACAGTACGTCTCAAGAGTGCTGAAGTATTTGAACACGCTGGCAACAGTGCTATCTACGAAGGTTGACATGTTTTACAATCATGTTATAGTTAGACTATGACAATTAAACGCATAGGCTTCGCATGTAAGTGGACTGAACTAGGCCCTAAGGGGCCTATTTCTGTTCCTGAACTCAACAACAGCACTACAACTGTGGCTTGGCTTAAACGCCAGACTAAAGCTGCTGCTGAACAAAAGTTATGGGATCTTATGACCCATAACATCGACGCGGTACATAACCTTGTAAAGAAAGTTGGAGGATTAGATGAGCATTTTAGGATGGTTCGAATTGGGAGCGATGTGCTTCCTGTATATACAGAGCCAAGTTTTGGTTATTTCTACAATCAACCAGGTGTACGAAACTATGCTGAAAGAAAACTTGCTGAAGTTGGACGAGTGGCTCGTCTTCTTGATGTGCGTCTCAGTTTTCACCCCGGCCAGTTCACAGTGTTGGCAAGTGATCGTCCAGACGTTGTTGAACGCTCAATAGAAGAGTTTGAATATCACGTAGACATGATCCGTTGGATGGGCTATGGTGTTAAGTTCCAAGACTTTAAGTGTAACGTACATATCGCCGGTAAGCAAGGTCATGAAGGCATACGAAAGGTATTAGGTCGGCTGAGTCCTGAGGCTCGTAATACCATAACTATCGAGAATGAGGAGAATAAACATGGACTTGACGATTGTCTCACTATTAGTGATATCGTTCCTATCGTTTTGGATATCCACCATCATTGGATCAAGACAGGAGAATACATTCAACCCACGGATGACCGCACGAGATTGGTGGTGGACAGCTGGCGCGGTGTTAGGCCTACTCTACATTATAGCGTCAGCCGTGAGGCTGACTTGGTTGGCCATCCAACTGATGTAGCTCCAGATATGGATTTATTGTTAGCACAGGGCTATAAGAAACAAAAATTAAGAGCCCATTCTAACTACTACTGGAATACAGCAGTTAATCAGTGGGCTCTTCAGTTTCGAGATGACTTCGATATCATGTGTGAATCGAAGTGTAAGAACTTAGCTAGTATTAAACTGTCTTCTTAGGGCGTCCGCCCTTCTTAACAGCAGCTACAACTTCAGTAGCCTTAACCTTAACTGCTTTCTTCTCCTTAGCTACAGCGGCCTTGGCCTTTGTAGCAACCTTCTTGACTTCAGCAACTACAACTTCTTCGACCTTAGCAACTTCTGCTACGACTATTTCTTCAACTTTGTATTCAACTGCCTTAGCTTCTTCGACTATCTTAGCAACTTCGGCCTTAACAACAGGTACTGCTGTTTCTTCGATCTTCTTTACTTCAGCAACTGCTTCATTCTTAATTTCAGCAACTGCTTCTGCTGGTGTTTCCTTCTTCACAAAAATCTTATATAGGCCATAACCAACTATCGCTAATACAGCCATTCCTACTACAACTGATTCCATTTACTCTCTCCCCTAATTAGGCTGAATATTTAGTAATAAATATAACCGAGTTAAAAAAAATCTTTCATAGGACTTAGAATAAATATCATTATGATAATAAATGTTACAGATTCCGCTAAAACACACATCACGACCGTTCTAAAAAATATGGATAAGCCATATCTCGTCTTTGGATTAAAGGGCGGAGGATGTGCTGGCTTTGAATATTTTTGGGAACCAGCAGATCAAGAAATTTATGAAAAGAATGGTACTCCTGAAAGAGACGAATTTATTGATCTTTACGAAGATAAAAAATTAATAGTAGATTGCACTAGCCTAGTCTATCTCTTTGGTAGCACTATCGATTACAAGAGTGATTTTGTTAGTAGCAGTTTAGTCGTAGATAATCCAAATGCCAAATCAAGTTGCGGTTGTGGCACAAGCATTGCTGTATAGGATGGAGTTAATATGGTTAAGAAAATAATTAATATCGGTATCGAAGGCAATGATGCTACTGGCGATCCTATTAGAGAAGCGTTTGATAAAACTAATTCAAACTTTGACGAATTATATGCAGTATTTGGTAAAGGAACTGGATTTCCATTTACAGCACTAGCAGATTATGACTCAACTAGGAACGGACATCTAGTAGCAAATTCAACTTTCATAGTTGATCCAAGTGGTAATAAGATCCTAGCCAAGACACTTGAAGGTGATGGTATTGATATAATATTAACTGATCCAAACAAGATAACATTAAAGAATCTAGGATCTAAACTCGTTTTTGATACTAATCCAGCATTGGGCGGAACTCTTAATGCTACTAATTTTGCTATTGGTAATCTAAAAACTGCCACATCAGGTGATGCTACGCAGCTTGGGGTTTCTCTTGATACCTTTGCTATAAACAAGGGATATGCTGATGCCACTTATATTAACGTAGCTGGAGATACTATGACTGGTGCGTTAAGTGTACCAGCCGGTGCTACAGGAACACAAGTACCGAGACGACAGGAAGTGATCGGTAAAGCCGGTGACAGTATGACCGGCACATTGCTATTGAACGCCGATCCGGATGTAAACAGTGATCCTTTAACTGCTGCTACTAAACGATATGTTGATACTACAGCATTTTCTAGCGCAGTAAATCTCTTCGTAAGTACCGATGGCGATGATTTTAGATTTGATGTTCCAGAAGAAAAAAGAGGGTCGGCCTTAGCTTATGCTTTTAAAACTATCAATCGTGCGCTTTTCAAAGCCGAACAACTTATCGCTGCTGCTGCTGTAGAATTAGGACCTTATCAGAAACCTGTTTTCTATAACACTGGGGCAAATGTATCAACTGTTTATTCAATAACAGGATCTGGATCTTCTTATACATTATCGATTACCAATAGTGGAGGTACAGGAACTGACATGCGTGGAACTGGTAGTATTGCCAGTGCTGATATTAGATCAGGATTAATTTTTAGAGGAACTACTACTGGCGCTTTAGCAACAATCAAGGCTATTATTCCCACCATCGATCTAGTACATAATACTGAAAGTTACATAGTTTCATATATTGGTAACATTCAGTTCCAAGTTGGTGAAAAACTTGAATACACAGATCCTGTAAAAAAGAAAAACATTACTATCTATATAGAAAGCGGTGAGTACTATGAGAACTTACCATTACGTGTTCCAAACAATGTATCAATCGTAGGAGATGATACTCGCCGTGTTGTTATACGTCCGAGATCAGGTCCAAGTGGTAGTATATGGAGTGACATCTATTTCCGAAGAGATACATTCATCGATGGAATGACTGCAGGTAGTTATAATATTCCTAGCCAATTGTTTGGATATCATTATCTCACAAATCCAAATGCTGAATTGTATACTAATCCAACTAATCCTCTCGATACTATTAGCACAGGTGGATTTATTAATGCTCAAAAGAGATTACACGCGAACAGAGCATTCTTACGAGCTGAGATAATCGCATATATAAACCAGACGTATCCTTCATATGTTTATGATACAGATCTTTTTGGGAAAGACATTGAATCACTAGTTAATTCATTAGGATTTGATCTTATATATGGCGGATACAGTAGGACATTAGAAGCAGCTATGACATTCTATATGAATGCTAGCCAATTAATATTCATAACTAATAACAAATCTAAAACATTAGATGCTATTGGACATCTGGCTTTTATAGCTAAGAGGGTTATAGAACAGTTAGATGTATCATCCTATCAATCACCTATTACACAACATCAAATTACCGGATTTACTACGACTCTAGAAAATAATTTTGATGTTGTTATCGACGGATTGACACAGTTTATAGTAGATATCGTAAATAGCGACTCATCTGTTAACTTCCCTAAAAATAATGATAAGATCGATGTATTCTTATTAAATGATTCTAATAGAATAAGGACTTTAAGTAGCCAAGGTCACGGCGGATTCATGTGTGTACTTGATCCTGCTGGACAGATACTAACTAAATCACCTTATATATTCCAGTGTACATCATTTGCTAAGAGTACTAATAAACAGCAATTTGCTGGAGGAATATTTGTTGATGCTTTCTGCGGAAACCTCGACTGTAGAATCGTTACACGATCATTTGATTCATCTACAAATATCACTACGTTACATGTAAACGGATTGAACTATAGAACCGAAGAAACTCCTTGTTCGTTCTTCCTAAACGGAAAGAGATTTGAAGTTGATTATATCGATAATTTTAATCCATTAACTGGTACAGCAGATCTGCATCTCAATCCAAATACTCCAGATATACAGGCATATACTGGATCAGCCAGTCCTGTATTAGTAACTAATCTAACTATAGAATTAGAAACTGCTGGTAATAGATCCATGTTAGTCAGTGACTTCACACAGATTAACGATATGGGTTATGGTATATTTGCCAACAATGGTGCATTTATTGAAGCAGTTAGTATCTTCTGCTATTATAACTACAGAGCATTTTATGCGCTAAATGGTTCACTGATAAGGAGCCTAAATGGATCTTGTGGATACGGTGTTTATGCCTTATCTTCGGAAGGTTCTAATCCAACCGAAGTATCTACTCCTGGTGCTCTTAAGTATCCGATGGTACAGATAGCAACTACATATTCTCAAAATACATTGTCAACAAAAAATAAATTCAAGGATTTGATCGTATATGTTACATTAAATCCAATAACTAACTACGCCCCATTTAATGTTAGTGAACTTGAAATAGACCACGGTAATGGTATATTTGGAAGATATGAAATTAGCAATGCTACAGCAGTTTCTGGAGTGACAAATGTTTGGGCATTAAATATTAATACATCGGGAAATAATGACACTGCTACAACAGGTCTTTCATTCGATGTTGCAGACGGAACTAACGTTATACTAAGATCATTACAGAATTTTGAATTAGTAAATCTCACTAATATAACACAAACAAGACCGAGTACGGCTTTACAATTTGTTAACGATACAAACATATACCATGTGCTGTCATTTACAGCAAAAACAGAAGATGATACTCCGCCGCTAAAAGCTGCTATCGCAACATTTGGAGAATCATATAACTATGTCCAACTGACACCAGATTCTAGTGCCGGTACTACAAGCAATAGCGGACAACTTGGTGCTACACGAATTAATATAGCACCATTATCTACTACTGTATTGCCAATGATAGTAGGTATGGTGTTCGGTTGGGGAGGAACAGTACATACTATTACAGGATATGAGACTCCCACACAGACAGGAAACTCATGGGGAAGAGTCACATTTACTCCTGCTCTAACTAAAACTGCTGCTCCAAGTGATGCGTCTTACAATGGACACAGTCTCACTATCCGAGTAGGACTTAACTCTTCTACAACATTATCTTTAACTACACAGATATCTGTCATGAGGGCATCAGGGCACGATCTAGTTGACATTGGTACAGGTAGTTTCTCTGATTCAAATATACCTGCTGATATTTACGGACCACCAGTTAATCCTCCAGACCAATCAAAAGAAATACAAGAGATTGGTAAAGGTCGTGTATTCTATGTAACCACTGATCAGAATGGTAATTTCCGTATCGGTAAATTCTTCCACGTTGATCAAGGAACCGGAACTGTTACATTCTCTGCTAGTATCGCACTTTCAAATCTAGATGGTATCGGATTTAAGAGTGGTGTAACTGTTACTGAATTCCAACCTGACGATAATATGACTAAGAATGCTGCTGATGTTGTTCCGACCCAATCGGCAGTGGTAGGATATATCAACAAGAGATTAGGAATATCATATCCTGGAAATTCAGTAGTAGCAAATAAATTAGGTCCAGGATTCTTACCACTAGACGGAACAGTTTCCGCAACGGGTAATATGAATCTAGGTAGTTTCCAAATAAACAATCTAAAAGATCCATCTGGTGCTAGCGATGCCGCTACTAAGAGTTATGCTGATACTAAATTGAGCCTAACTGGTGGCACTATGAGTGGTACCATTGCTATGGGTTCTAATAAAATCACCGGACTTGCTACACCAACTGCCACCGGCGATGCTGCTACTTGGGATTATGTTAATACTAAATCAAACCTAGCATCTTTAGGTGATACGATTATCTCTAGTCCAGCAACTGGTCAAGTATTAGGATATGTTGGTAGTAAATGGGTCAATAATTTAATAACTAATTCTAATATAAGTTCATCGGCGGCTATTGTACAGAGTAAATTAAGCCTCAACGATGCTACGGCTGGATATATTGGTTCAGTTAGCACAGTAAAAGGAATAGCAAGTTTTAATAGTGCTAATTTTAGCACTAGCAGTGGATATGTAAGTTTAGCATCAGGTGGTGTAGCACTCAGCAACCTAGCAACTATTGGTAATGGATATCTTCTAGGAAATACTTCAGGAACCACAGCATCACCCAGCCAAATAACATTTGCCAATGCTATCGAAGCAGGAATCACATCACCAGCGGCTGGTATAGTAACTAGAGGATCGACTGCCGGTTCATATAGTACTACAGGATATAGTAGTGGATATATCGGTTCAATTAGTAGTGGATATACCGGTTCAAATAGTGCAAATACTTTAGTATTACGTGATAGTAACGGTGATTTTGCAACCCGCACTATTAGTGTAACTTCAATCGCTGCGAGTGGATCATTATCGGGCGGTAGTGTTAGTGCTACTAGCAGTATTACTGGAGCTACAGTAACTACTACTAGCACTATATCAGCAGGAAGTGAACTACAGATATCCACTAAGAAGATACTCGACTATAATGGTACTATTACGAGGTTGTTTAATCAGGCTGGTACTGAAGTATTAAATACCGGCGGTACTGGATATACTGGTGGAAAACTAATTGGTTCATGGTTAACTAGCGATTTATCAACCGGAACTATTACTACAACTGCTATAACAACTGGTAATTCTAACACTAGTGGTACTATTACAGGACAGTGGACACTTGCTAGTGGTAGTACACTACAATCAACTTATGCTGACTTAGCAGAATACTATGAATCAGATAATGGTTACGATATCGGTACTGTTGTGATGATAGGTGGTGATATGGAAATCACTCTAGCTAAGGGAGAAGGAACTACAGCAGTTGCTGGTGTGATCTCAAAAAATCCTGCTTATATAATGAACGCAGGTTGCAAAGGTATGAAGTTACCAGTAGCACTACAAGGTCGTGTTCCATGTAGAGTAGTCGGCACTGTTAATAGAGGTGATCTATTAGTAGTGAGCATGATACCTGGTGTTGCTATGGCAAGTAAAGATCCAAAGGCTGGAAGCATTATCGGTAAAGCATTAGGAACATATGGATCAAGTCGTGTAGGATTGATAGAAGTATTAGTAGGTAAGCACTAATAAATATAACGAGGGCAGGAAATGGCTATAAAAACAATAAATGTAGGTAATGTTGTTAATGATGGATCAGGTGATGATCTAAGGACTGCCTTCGTTAAAGTTAATGATAACTTTGCTGAATTAAATGATCGCCAGGGACAGGATAATACTGCTTCTAACGTTGGCGCTGGTACTGGATTATTTAAAGAAAAGATTGGAGTTGATCTAAGATTTAAGTCAATAGTTCCAGGCGATGGAATAACTATTACACCAGGTACAAGCACAGTAACAATCGCTAATAGTGATCATGCATTAGTTAATGAGATAAATTCTACCATTGCTAGTTATGATCTAGGCACTATAATACAGCACGATATAGATGAAAATACCGTCTTCTTAAAATGGTTAAAAGAAAACATAGTTATGGATATGGGATCATTTATTAATCCAGATATGACTGTGGGTGGAATAGGTAACGGTGGCGGTGGAGGTAGTGGAAATCCAGGACCAATAGGTTATACTGGTAGTGCAGGTACTAATGGATATACTGGTTCACTTGGTTATACTGGTAGTGCTGGTATCAACGGAACTATAGGATATAACGGATCAAAAGGTTATACTGGTAGTGCTGGTACTAATGGGTATAGTGGATCACTCGGTTATACTGGTAGTGCAGGTAATAATGGTACCCTCGGATACACTGGATCCGCAGGTACTGCCGGTAGTGCTGGTACCAATGGATATACAGGTAGTGCCGGACCTATCGCTAGCAGATCAGTTGTTAGTGTTACAAGCACTAGTTTAGCAAATCAAGCAGCCGGATCATTTTTAATAGTAGGGTTTAAAGGTTATGCTTTATATTCTATACAGACATCTGCTGCTGCTTGGGTAGTTATATATTCTAGCCTAGCAACAAGATTAGCCGATGCGAGTAGAGTTATAACTTCAGATCCAACACCAGGAAGCGGAATCATAGCAGAAGTTATAACAACTGGATCCCAGACTATAAAATTAACTCCCGGTGTCATAGGATTTAGTGATGAAGGTACGCCATCAACAAACATACCAATAAAGATAGTTAATCTAAGTGGAAGTACTACAACTATTACGGTTACATTGACTCTAATATGTCTGGAGGTATGATATGGATCCAAAACCGGCCTCATTATTCAGTATAGAATTAACAGATCCTGTATCAAATGCGACTCCTACTGCTATTCCTATACGAGGATATCTAACTCCTCCACAGATAGCCAAAGCATATAATCTTCCTCCAAGCACAGGTTATGGAATAAAGATAGGCATCATAAGTCCCGGTGGTGGTGGGTTTTTACAAAGTGATCTTAATTCATCATTTTACGATCTTAAGAGAGCAGGATTGATATCTTCATCTATACCAACTCCTATAATTAATCAAGTTTTACTCGACGGTGAGTCTGGGATATTCGATGCAGGAGATAGCGGTGCTAGCGGAGAAAATACAGTAGATATATTCTGTGTATCTACTATAGCACCTGCTGCTGATATCACTATCTATATAGGTAATACATGGGAAAGTCCAATCAATCAAGCAATAGCCGATGGATGTCATATTATCACTATCAGTTGGGCGACTGGCGAAAATAATTTTTTAGAATCAATACTTGCTACTGCTGCTGCAAATAAAATAGCTGTTTGTGTAGCATCAGGAGATTGGGGATCAGAATTATATCAAGGATACGGAAGCCTTTCTGTTTCGTATCCATCATCAAGCCCAAATGTAATATCAGTAGGTGGTACTAAATTAATACTTAATCTAGATAATACTAGGTCAACTGAAACAGATGATAATAGAGATGCAGCATTTGGTCCAAATTGGGGAGGAGGAGGCGGCATAAGCACAATATTCTCAGCACCAAGTTGGCAATCTGGATTAACTTATACTCCTATAATAAATGGTGTTACAGGTAGTCTAACATCATTAACTATGCGAGGGTTACCTGATATTTCAGCACCGATGAATTCTTATGCTTTATACTTTAATGGATTACTATTTGGATTTGGTGGCACGAGCCTATCAACTCCTGTAATGGCTGGGATGCTGGCTAGATTACAACAACTAACCGGAATACAGAGATCTAGCATAGATTACAATACTATATTCTATTCTAATCCTAACAATTTTTTTGATATCATTGTAGGAACAAATAATACTGAAATCACTAGCGGATATATTGGGACTAACGGTTGGGATCCAGTTACTGGGTTAGGACCACCTGTAGGTACAAGTGTGTATGGATCTATACATAGAGGATTTACGTTTCCTCGAATGAACAGAGGATTTAGATCTATAGGTATAACTTATCCGAGATATACATCAGGCGTGAGATTGTAATCTAGATACGATAAATATCGTATAGGGGTATCTCGATAATGGCAAAACCTGTTTGGTCTATAACACAACCATCCAATAGTAGTTTAGGAACTTTTGTTGAAAGACAAACACTAGGAGTAGGTTCTGTTCCGATAATAAATCTCTTGGTTTCTGATCCAGAAAATGTAGACAATATAGAAACATTCCAATTCTTAAATAATGTCTTAACATATTCTACACTCAATGAAGTTTATATAAAAAGTAATGGAATCGCTAGGACATCTTGGTTAGGACAGCCGAGCGAATACAATAAATATAATCCACGAGCACAATCTTATGTTTTCCGATTTCCTCTAATAAGATCAGCCGCACCTATAACCAGTATTAATAATCCTATACCTGCATTAGGTAATATTGGTGTTGCGATCGACGGTGTCCCTTTTCGTAGTCCTAATTCAGGTAAGACTACAACATTAGGTGGCAAGATATATACTGAAAATAAAGTGATATATCCAGTACAAGATTTCTTTACAGATGGTTCTGGCATCATTGAATCAGATAGGAGTTTCTTTTATCATTCTGATCCAACTTTACTTTATGTCAAAAATACAATAGTACATAGTCCATTGCTGGGATTCGCATTTGATGGATTACCTATATATGGTCCGTATGGTTACCGAGATCCTATGAATCAATTTAGTGGTGTGAAGGTAATGAGATCAAATTACCAAATCACTGAAGTACAACGTGCTAATGGAACTGTGCCTGATGGAACATTTATTGAAGATTTTGAATATGTTGAAGGGTTAGGAGATCTTGACGAATATAATTCACGTTTCTGTAAAACTCCAGAATTCCCTAATGGTACACAAGCATATTTCGTTACAGTAGATCCTGACGATCATGCATTGCCTAGATATCCTTATATTATCGGACCTAGATATTGGGGTAAACCTACATTACCTAATGGTGGGTTTAGTTGGCCAAAAGAAATAGATATTTCTCTGATATCAGGAAAACTTCCAAGTGGCCTCAGGATTGAAGGACTAACTATCGTTGGAACACCATATGCGGTTATTAGTCCAGTTACATCTAGATTCGTTTTACGTGCTAAGAATCTAGATGGCATTAGTGATCGGACCTTCAATATCACTATATCTAATCTAGTAGAATCACTTATGTGGGAAACATTACCCGGAGCATTACCAGTTGGAGCCAATAATCATTATTATATATTAGATAATTCTCTAATAGATTTCCAATTAGATGCTATAGACAATGATCTACCTAGTGGAAAATATATAAATTATCACATACCACCAAATGGTGGCGAACTCCCTGGGGGGATTAGTTTATCAAGAACAGGTCGTTTATATGGATTTACAGCACCTCTATTAGCTGTAGATACAGGAGGAGATTTAGGCAAGTTTGATACTACACTATATGATAAATTTGGCTATGATTACGGTGTGAGACCCATGAATGGATATGATAGTTTCTACTTCGACAATCAAACTTATGATTACTATAATCCAAATAGGGCTCCTAAGAAATTAAATCGCTATTATCAATTCATAATAAGGGCTAGCGACGGTGTACGATATGTTGATAGACAATTTAAGATATTCGTCGTCGGTGATGATTATATGCGAGCCGACAACGATATACTTCATATTGGTACTAATACATATACAGCAGATAATACATATATGCGAAAAACTATTTGGATAACTCCCAAATATCTCGGAAGATTGCGAGCCAATAATTATATAACCATCATCATGGATGTATTTGATCCTGCTACCTTAGAAGGTACAATTGGATTCATATTAGCCAATACTAATGACGATGGTTCTCCAAGTGTATTACCTCCGGGTATGGTCTTAGATCAATTAAGTGGAAATGTATATGGATCAGTACCTTATCAACCTGCTATAACTAAAACTTATAAATTCACTATTAATGCATTGAGATACAGTGTAGATCCTACTGTTCCTAATGTCCCTAGTTATAGGACTTTTACAGTTGATATCATAGGTGACATAGATAGTATCATACATTTTACTACAAGTGGAGATTTAGGATCAATCGATGCTAACTTTATCAGCAATCTAAGTGTGAGTGCTATCACTACAGTTCCTAATGTTGTTTTAGTTTATAATCTAGTGAGCGGCAGATTGCCACCAGGATTAACACTAGTCAATGATGGAACTATACAGGGTAAAGTTAATCAATTTGCTACAAACGAAAGTCCTGGATTGATTACTTTCGATAATAATACTACCATCTTTGACAATTATACAACAACAATAGATAGGAGTTATAAATTTACGATTGAAGCCAGAGATCAATTTAATCAATCGGCTGTTACAAAGACATTTAAATTATCAATCAATACTCCTAATAATAAATTATACAGTAATCTCTATGTGAAACCATTCTTGAGTCTAGATATGAGGACTAAGATGAAAGAATTCTTTAACAATTCTAGCATATTTGATCCAAAATCTATCTATCGTTTAAGCGATCCAGAATTTGGAATACAGAATGAATTAAAGATGTTACTTTATCCTGGTATTGAAACTAAAGAGATATCAGAATATATCTCAGCTTTTGGTAGGACATCTATAAAAAAATTCCGAATTGGAAGTTTAAAAAAATCTATAGCAAAAATTCCAGAAACTAACACTGATGTATATGAACTAATTTATCTAGAAATAATCGATAGTTTAGAAACGACACAGGGATCAGTATCGAAATATATTCCAACATTTACATTAAACCACGGTATAACTGTTAATCAAGGACGTAGAGACGTCATTGATAGAGATATGTCAGACGATAATCTAGCAACAATGACTATAGATAGTCTATCTAGCGTATTAATACAAGATAGAGTAATGACTGTAGATTATGGAGGACAATTTATTAGCGATTCTAATAAATCAAATGTATTTGGAAATAGTACTACTAACATACGAGATAACATATCAATAATAGGAGATACTGAAAGAAACTATCTTCCATTATGGATGAGAACTCCTCAGACATCTAGTGGTGTTGAACAAGGATTTACAAAAGCAGTACCAATATGTTATTGTATTCCAGGTGCTGCCGATAATATAATATTGAATATATTGAATAGTGGATTTGATTTTAAGATGATCAATTATACCGTAGACAGAGCCATAATTGACAGTGTAGTAGGTGATGTTGGCGATAAATATATCGCGTTTCCAGCAAGAGAGGTTATAAATGGCTAGTAGTATAAATTATGCAAGTATTGATAATAGTTATCCAATCGCAGGTCAGGATAATGACAGCCAAGGTTTTAGAGATAATTTTGGATATATCAAAAATAGCCTACAATCTGCTAAAAGTGAAATTGAAGATCTACAGTTAAACACTGCTAAAACTAATGCGAATAATAACTTTAATTTCCAACAGATATCTCAAGCGGCTTTTATCGACTGTGGAGAGAGCATATATGATGGAACTACTGTTAATGTAAACACATTGATAGATTATGCTCAGGGATCTTTACAAATATTCCAAGTAACTGATTCTATAACATTTACGCTATCTAATTTTCCAACATCTAATACCGCAGGAAGATTAAGGATACAATTAACTGCTGATGCTAGTCATGCTATTAGTTTTGCTGTCTATGCCGGAACACTATTAAAGAACACTGGAACTACTAATCCAGTAGGTGTTACTAGTT